ATGGGGGGGTGCGCCCGTTCACGCGCATGGGACTCAGATAGGCTAGAGCCGTGGCACTTTTTATACCTGAGGGGTGGCTGGCGTGTCCTCGCATACCCCCCACCTAGTGAAAGGAACGGAGTCCCTGCTCACATATAATATTTATACCCCGTGTGGGGTTACCATTTCACTTTGTCAGCCCAGTATGCGGCTGACATGGGTCCTTTGGCGATATTGGAGGCGTGACGGGATTTAAAGGATTCACGGCGTTTCCTGTAGGATTCGGATTCTCCAGCCTTGCGGGGGGAACCTGAGACTCCTTGTTGTCCGAAGCGGATGGTTTTGATGCTGTCGCCTTGTTTGGCGACGACCACATGGGATTTGGTGGGGTGGCTGGGGGTACGCTTCGGCTTGTTGTATCCGCTTACTCCAGCCTTCTTCAGTCGGGGGTCAGGTTTGTTGGGCATCATTTCTTCTTTCGTGCCGCCGCACCTGCTTTGCGGGCGGCTGGGGTGTTGGGAACAAACTGCTGTCCACGCTTGATGCCTGAACGCTTGGCACGGGTGGTTGCCGCATATTCTGCGGCACTAAGTGACTTGATGGCTTTGGTAGGCAGATACCGTTCCCCTGTGGCAGACTTACCTTGCGTGGACGGTTTACCCGACTTGGTACGCCACTTCTCGTCCGTCCACTTGGACAGGTTCTTCTGTGCTGTGGTTTTGGGACCACTGTAACCTCCGCCAGCCTTCTCATATTTCTGGCTGGCTATTTGGGCTTTACGGGCAGACCATTCTCCAGCCTTGCCACCTTTGGAGCCTGCTTTGACGGAGGCGACGATACGCTTCCGCAACTCGGGTTTAGTGTAACCCATTACTTCTTTTTCTTGGGGGCAACCATCTTCTTGCCAGTTTTCGCCGCCTGCTTCTTGGCGGCGGCATAACCAGCCTTCGTGTACGGAAACTCCATCTTACCAACCTTAGGCATAACTACATCCTTTACTCATGCTGTCCACGCAACTAGTATACTAGTATCATGGTTACACTACCTTTCAGTCGTGTAACCATGTTTAACCCATTATCTCTTTCCCCCCCTATAATCCCCCCCAGCGTTCAAAAACCGTACATTGAACGCAACCACCAGTAATATGGGAACAGAAAACGACAACACCACAACCATCCTAGACACCCGTCAAACCCAATACCTAGAATGGTTAGTCACACCCAGCCATGAGCGCGTCCCAAGGACGCAGGGCGAAATGGCTAGGTTGCTCGGTGTTGACCCCACCACTTTGCGTCGCTGGGAGAAGCGTCCTACTTTCAAGACCGAGTGGGATAAGCGTGTGAACGAAATCCAAGGGTCACCAGAACGCACCCAGCGTCTGCTGGATGCGTTGTATGAGAAAGCCCTTGGCGGGGACAATCGGGCGGCTCAGTTGTACCTTCAGGCTACGAACCGTCTTGTGCCGCAAGTCACAATCAACAATGCTACCAGTACGGCTGATTTGTCGGATGAGGAGTTGGACAAGTTGTTGGCGGGCATGGCGCAACGTGAGCAGTCTCGGCGGCTGAAAGCAGTGTGATGTCCGCTAGGTTGAACGAGTGTCCTATTTGTGGGGAGTTGTTTCCAGCAAGTTTGGGAGAGTGCCCTTGGTGCGAGAACGATACCCCTAGGGGTTCTAAATATAAGGATGATGACGAATGAGTATTTCTAACTACGGTGAACTGGCTTTGTTGAACGCTGTTCGTGGCGTTTCGTTTGCGGCGGCTGGTTCATATCTGAAACTCCACACGGGTGACGCAGGCGAGGATGGTACCGCTAATCCTGCGGCTAACACCAGCCGACAGTCTGTGACGTTTGGTGCCGCCGCTAGCGGTGCTATGGCGAGCACCAGCACTCCCACTTGGACGAACGTGCCGAACACCGAAACCTATAGCCACTGGTCGCTGTGGGATGCCAGCACGGGTGGCAACTGTCTGTGGACGGGTGCTTTCACGAGTTCTGCTAGCGTTGTGTCGGGTGACACTTTCCAGATTACTAGCCTGACTTTGACGTTGGACTGAGTAACGCCTTATGGCAACCAACTTTCCTACTAGTCTTGATTCTTTGACGAACCCTACGGGTGCGTCATCTTTGACATCCCCTGACCATGCTGGTCAACATACGGATGCCAATGATGCTATTGAAGCACTACAGGCTAAGGTTGGTGTCAATGGTTCTGCTGTAACCACAAGTCTAGATTATAGGGTTGGGGTAAATACTCCCGCTGGCATGATTGTTCAGTTTGCTGGTTCTAGCGCTCCTGCTGGGTGGTTGTTGTGTGATGGTACGGCGTATTCTGGAATACTTTATCCGACGCTGTATGCTGTTATTGGGACAACTTATGGTGCTGGTGGTGGGGCACCTAACTTCAATGTGCCCAATCTGAAGGGGCGTGTTCCTGTTGGTCGTGATGCGGCACAAACTGCGTTTGATGCACTTGGTGAAACGGGTGGTGCATCAACCCATACGCTGTCTAGTGCGGAAATGCCGATTCACACCCACACGCAAAACGCCCACAACCACGGCATCACGGACCCAGGTCACGTTCACAACTTCAACTTTGGCAGTGGTGCTGGCGGAGGAAGCATCGGATATTTGATTTCTGGTGTCAACCTTACATACCCATCCGTCTTAAGCAATACGACTGGTATTACAGTCAACAACCAGACTGCCACTAACCAGAATACGGGCGGCGGTCAACAACACAACAACCTGCAACCCTATATAGTTGTAAACTATATTATCAAGACCTGAGGACTATTATGGCAACTAACTTCCCCGCATCACTGGATACGCTGACTAATCCTAGTGGTTCTAACACTCTTAGTTCGCCGTCCCATGCCTCTCAGCATGGGAACGCCAACGATGCTATTGAGGCGATTCAGGCTAAGATTGGCGTGGACAACTCCGCTGTAACAACCACGTTGGATTACAAGACTAGGATTTGGAATCCTGTTGGTGAGATTACGATGTGGGGCACAAACTCTGCTCCTACTGGCTGGCTGATTTGCGACGGCACCGCCGTCAGCCGAACCACCTACAGTGGTCTGTTTGCTTTGATTGGCACGACCTATGGTGTTGGTGACGGGTCCACCACTTTTAACCTGCCCAACCTTAAGGGTCGTGTTGCTGTCGGTCGTGACTCGGCTGATACGGATTGGGATACTCTGGGTGAGACTCGGGGTGCCAAGACCCATACGTTGACTAGTGCCGAGATGCCATCTCACACGCACGTTCAGGACGCTCACGGTCACGGTCAAAACCCGCACAACCACTTCCTATGGATTACCAGTGCTGTCAACGGTAGCCACACGCACACCTACACTTACGATGATGTCAGCACCATCCAGCGTGGTTCTGGCTCGTTCTCTAGTGCTAGTGCGCCCAGCACCGACACCAACAACACTGGTACTAACGGTTCTCACAGTCACGATGTTATTGGTAATACTGCTGATGCTACCGCTACGACGATTGTTACTACTGCCACGAACCAGAACACTGGTGGTGGAGGTGCCCACAACAACATTCAGCCCAGCATTGTGCTGAACTTCATTATCCGTCACTAAGGGACCCTCTAGTGCCTAGAACATATAATGAACTAGGTTTAGTCTATAGCAACGCAGGCTACGACTATAGTGGCGTGACGACAGTCACGGCATCCTCCACTAGTGCGGGTGCTGGCACGCAAACTGCTAGCGGTGTTCGGACTGTCCTTCGGGATGGTGCTTCCAGCGCAGGCACAGGTTCCAGTTCCACTACCTATGTTATTTCTAAGAGCGCAACTGCTGACGGCTCGGGTACTGGCTCCTCTAGTTCTGTTACGCTTCATGTTGTTATTCGCAGTGCCTCAGGCACAGGTGATGGCACCAGTGGCTCTACCGCCTCTGTTGTCCCCGCTATCCGCACCAGCGGTTCTTCTAGTGCCCTAGGTTCCAGCGTTGTTGTTGGGTTGCGCACCGTGGTGCGTGACAATCAGGAAGGTAACGGTTTTGGGTCGTCATCATCTGTTGGTATTCGTGTCGCTGTCGCTGTGTCTGCTGATGCTGGAACAGGTGGTCAGTCTGCTAGTGGGCTTAGAACTACTTTTGCTAGTTCTAGTTCTTCTGCTCTAGGTTCCTCCAGTGTCACTGTTGCTCGTGTCGCCAGACGTATCGCCGTTGGCGATGGTCTGGGTTCTAGCACGGCTGTACGCAAGGTCATATTCCAGCGTTCCTCCAGCGATGCTGGAGTTGGTTCTACTGGTGTAGCATTGTGGTCTAATGCTGGGGAAACTTTGAACGATAAACTATTAATGCCACCTGTTTCTATTGGAAACGCTAGGGCGAAGTATCGCCGCAAGTAGTTAGGACTTATAGTGGAACTGAATGAACTGTTCCTTGAAAAGGAATGGCGTTTGTGTCGTGGTCCCAAGGATGCTACGACCGACCAGTTGCTTGATGCGTTTGAGCACTTTTGCCAAACATACTGGTTTATCAAACATCCTGAGCGTGGACGTATCAAGTTTGAGATGCGTGAAGCACAGCGAGAAACTGTGCGAGCGTGGCTGGAAAGTCGCTATAGTGTGGTTCTCAAGGCACGCCAGATTGGATTCTCCACTCTGGCGGCGGCGTTCTGCTTTTGGCTGGTGTTCTTTGAGCCTGACAGATTTGTAATTATGCTTAGCCGAACTGAACGTGAGGCTATGAAACTATTACAAAAGTCTAAGTATGGTTATCGTTGGTTGCCTGAGTGGATGCGTCATCGTGGTCCTAGGTTGTTGACGGACCACCAGTTGAAAATGGTGTTTGATAATGAATCTGCTATTGAGTCGTTGCCGTCATCTAATGACCCTGCTCGTGGTGAGTCTGTGTATCTTGTGGTTGTGGACGAGATGGCGTTTCTTCCTAACCCAGACGAAGCGTGGGCGAGTATTGAACCGATTGCTGATGTCGGCGGACGAGTTATCTGTTTGTCCACCGCTAACGGCTCGGGAAACTTTTTTCATAAACTCTGGGTCGGGTCGCAGACGGGCACTAACCTTTTCCGAGGTATCTTTTGGGCGTGGGATGCTGGGGACCGTAATCAGGACTGGTATGAGGTAAAGCGCAGGTCGCTACCTGACTGGCAGTTACATCAAGAATATCCACGTTCCCCCGAGGAAGCGTTTATCAAGTCGGGTAACCCTGTGTTTGATTTGGATGTTGTCAACGCTATGGTTCCTGCGGAACCTGAAGTTGGGCAGTTGACTATTGGGTCGGAGAATGTGACTTTTGTCGCATTTGGTGATGGTCCTCTCAGGATTTGGGAGCATCCCGTGTTGAACCAGTCGTATGTGGTGGGTGCCGACGTTGCCGAGGGTCTGAGTTATGGTGACTATAGTTCCGCCCATGTTATCTGCGCTAACACTGGGCTTGTGGTGGCACATTGGCATGGACGCATTGAACCCGACTTGTTCGGGGAAATGCTGGCAGAACTAGGATGGATGTACAACTCCGCTCTGGTGGGTGTGGAGAACAACAACCACGGTCTGACAACTCTGAAAGCACTACAGAGGTATGGCTACAAGAATATTTATCGTCAGCGCAGACTGGCTCACGCCCGCCCTGCTCCTACCGAGATTCTGGGTTGGCGTACCACCAGTTCGTCCAAGCCTCTGATGATTGACGAGTTGTCTGCGGCAGTCCGTAACGAGGATTTGGATATTTGTTGCGAGTTCACTATTGGCGAGTTGCGAACATTTGTTCGCAAGGAGAACGGACGTATGTCTGGGTCGCCCCATGATGACCGTGTTATCTCGTTGGCTATCGCCAACCAGATGCTCAAGTTCGTGTGGTTGCCCGAGTATTATGTTGGGGAGCAGATTCCCCGAAACAGTATGGCTTGGTGGGAACAGTTCCTGATTTCCGATTATACTCCCTCCAAACAGCCGATTGGGTCATATAATGTTCGGCATGGGTCAGGTATTTCACGTTAACCGCCGTTTTGAACGGCATTACTTTTAGTATGGGAATGTTTTTGTGCGAAGAATGTGGAAAAGCCGAAGTTGTGGATACTATCCCTCGTCGTGGCAAGATTTGTTTTGGATGCCACATCAAGGGAATCCGTCTGGGCTTTGCCCACGGCAAGGAGGACTTTCATGGTCCGACCATCAAGGAACGTCAGGAACTTCAGGTTCGTCAGGCGGAGTCAGCGGGAATCAAGGCTGAACCTGTGGGACAGCGGTGGGTGTGATTTGATATGTGGTGGGTTCCTATTGTCGTAGCCGTCATCACAGGACCGCTGGTGGTGTTGATGCGTCGGTTTGATAAGCGGAACACAGAACAGCATGGCGCAAACATGAGAGTTTTAGAGCGTATAGAAACTAAGGTAGATAAGTTAGATGACCGTCTTGACGGTCATATTGATTGGCACTCACATAAGGATGGAAACAAATGACCTATAAGGAAGCGTTCAAGCGGGCACTGGCTACTTTCGTTGCTGGTGCTACTGCCGCCCCAATCTCCAGCACTCTGGTTGGTGTGTCATTCTTTAAAGCCGCCGCTATCGCAGGCGTTATCGCAGTGTGGAACCTTGTTGCTCGCTCGGCTCAGGCTATGAAGGAGTCCTATGAGTCGCCCTTCTAATAGCGAAATCCTGTCTCGCTATCTGAACAAGATTATTCTGTCTAAGCGTTGGCGCAAAGACGAAGCCTACGATGAAACTTGGAAGCGTCTGAACGACCTGTATCGTGGACGACACTACGAGTATTTTACCGACGAGGACCGTGTTCTTATCAACATGGTTTTCTCTACGGTAAACGTCATCTCCCCCAGTATCTCGGTGAACTACCCGAAGATTACTGTCTCAGCCGTTTCTCCCGAGAACGCCCCCAATGCTGTTATCGCTGAGGCTGTGGTGAACTACTGGTGGAAGCACAAGAAAATCAAGGACCAGTTCCGCCGTGCCGTCAAAGACTTTATCTTGTTCGGTCACGGATGGCTTAAGGTTGGCTACAGGTATGTGGAGGAAGAACGCATCGGCTCCGACGAGGATGTGTCCGACCCCAACGCCCCCGACAACTTTATGTCCACGAACTATAATGTTCTGGAGGACGCTCCCTTTGTGGAGCGTGTCTCCCCGTTTGATGTGTTCGTTGACCCCGATGGCACCAGCATGGATGATATCAAGTGGATTGCGCACCGTATCCGCCGTCCTGTGCGAGATGCCAAGTCTGACCGCCGTTACTCCAAGGCGGGTCGTGACGAACTTAAGGCTGTGTCGTTCTCCCGCTACAGCGAGGATGAACCCCGCTTCCGCAAGATTAACGACACGAACGAAGGCTACTGCGACATCTACGAGTTCTATGATTTGCGCAACAACACGGTCAGCGTGTTCGCTGATGGTGCTAGCACCTTTCTGATTAAGCCCCAGCAGATGCCGTATGCTTTCGGTCATCCGTTCGTGATGATTCGTAACTATGATGTGCCTGACTTCTTCTATCCGATTGGTGATGTTGAGGCTATTGAGCCGCTTCAGCGGGAACTGAACGAGACTCGTACCCAGATGATGAACCATCGTAAGCGGTATGCTCGTAAGTATTTGTTCCGTGAGTCTGCGGTGGATACTGCTGGTCGTCAGGCTATGGAGTCTGATGAGGATAACGTGATGGTGCCTGTGGTGGGCGACCATCCCCTTGGGGATGTCGTCCAGCCGTTCCCTGCGCTGATTAACCCGCCCGAGTTCTACAATCAGTCGTCGCTGATTGAGCAGGACATTAACACTGTTAGCGGTGTGGGCGAGTTTATGCGAGGCGGCGTGTCGGAAATCCGACGCACCGCCACTGAGGTGGGTTTGGTTCAGGATGCCGCTAATGCGAGGACAGCAGATAAGTTGGCTACGATTGAGTTGGCTATTGCTGATGTGGCTCGCCGTCTGCTTGCGTTGACTCAGCAGTTCCAGACTCAGGTGATGACTGCCCGTATTATTGGCAAGAATGGTGAGCCTGTGTGGGTGAAGTATGACCGTGATTATATTGCGGGCGACTTTGACTTTGAGGTGGTTGGCGGTTCTACGATGCCGAATAACGAGTCTGCTCGCCGTAACAAGGCGTTGGATATGTTGTCGGCTATGGCACCGTTCGCTCAGGCTGGCATTATTGATATGTCCAAGTTGGCGACCTATGTGCTTCAGACGGGGTTTGATTTGAAGAACGCTGAGGCGTTTATCAAGTCCGCCCAGCCCGCCGAACCTGCTGGTCCTGCGGCTCCTCCGATGCCTGCTGGTCCTGAGCAGATGGGCGGTTTGCCTCCCGAGTTGATGGGTGCCCAGCCTGCTGGTGATGCGGGCGGTATTCCGCCCGAGTTGCTGGCTATGTTGGGTGGTGCTGGCGGTGCCCCTGAGGGTGCCCCGCCGATGGGCGAGATGGGTTTCTGATAGAAACTTTTGAACGGCATCTCTAATAGTAGAGCAACCATTCTGGACTCTAGTTATGAGGTGACAAGTGAATACCGAAAATGCCGAGATGACCGCCCCCGAAATGGGACAAGCGGAAGTGACGGAAGTTGGGCAGGCTACCGAGACTGCACCCAGTTACGATTACATTAACACTGACGAACTTGGCGACAAGTATGTGAAGGTCAAGGTTGATGGGCAGGAACTGGATGTCCCCGTTAAGGAAGCCCTAAGTGGGTACCAACGTCAAGCGGATTATACCCGCAAGACGCAGGAACTTGCGGCTCAGCGTGAAAGCCTACAGTATGCGGAAACTTTGGCGCAGGCTTTGGAACGGGACCCAGCAGGTACTTTGGACTTGCTGAGTCGGCACTATGGTGCCGCCTCCCCCGTCAACCAGCAACCTAGCGTACCCGAGTTTGCGGACCCGCTGGAACGGCAAGTGTGGGAGTTGAATCAGAAGATTAGTTCTTTTGAGCAGGCTCAGGCACAGGCTGAACTTCAGCAGGAAATCGGCAGGCTTCAGAATCAGTATCCTGATTTTAATGCGGCGGATGTTATCAAGACTGCGCTTGACATGGGCGTGGACAATCTGGAAGCGGTCTATAAGCAGATGGCTTACGATAAAGTTGTTCACGAACTGAATGTGTTTAAAGCGGCGCAGGATTTGATGTCTCAGCAGGCGAATCAGGTGACGGACGCTAAGCGTCAGGCGGCTTTTGTTGCTGGTGGTGCTTCTGCGAATGGTGCTGGTACTGAACCTGTGGGTCAGATTTCGTCTGTTGCCGAAGCGTGGGCGGCGGCTAAACGACAGGCTGGAATGTGACCAAATCACAAATCAACTATAAACCATAACTAGAACTTAGGAGTTCAAAATGCCTGGAAACGCTAACTTTGACGCACTGCTGTCAACGACACTTGCAAACTACCGTAAGCAACTTACGGACAACATCTTCACGGCTCGCCCGCTGACCTACTTCCTCACCGATAAGGGTCGTCTGCGCATGGTGGACGGTGGAACCAAGATTGTGGAACCGCTCATCTACGGTCAGAACAGCACTGTTGCTTCGTACTCGGGTTACGATACGATTGGTCTGACGGCTCAGGACGGTATGTCTGCCGCCGAGTACGACTGGAAGCAGTATGCCGCTAGCATCGCTATCTCGGGTATTGAGGAAGCGAAGAACAACGGCGAAGCGGCTATCATCAACCTCCTTGAGGCGAAGATTATGCAGGCTGAGGAGTCCATGAAGGAAGGCTTCAACCAGATGTTCTTCGGTGATGGAACTGGCAACTCGGGCAAGAACTGGAACGGTCTTGGCAACCTCGTTGAGTCGGGTAACACCGTTGGTGGAATCAACTCGGCTAGCGGTCAGGGTAACGACTGGTGGCGTTCGTATGAGGAGAACACCGCTGGTGCTTTGACCCTCGCTCAGATGTCCACCGCTTACAACAGCGTGTCTGTTGGTAACGACCACCCCGACATGGTGCTCACGACTCAGACCCTGTTTGAGAAGTATGAGAGCCTGCTCCAGCCCCAGTTGCGTTACACCGACACCAAGACGGCTGACGCTGGCTTCCAGAACCTGTTGTTCAAGGCGGCTCCTGTCGCTTATGACGTTCACTGCACCGCTGGTGTCGTGTACTTCCTGAACAGCAAGTACCTCACGCTGGTGGGTCACACTGGCAAGTGGTTCGCTCAGACGGATTTCGTCCGTCCCGAGAACATGGATGCCCGCTATGCGCTCATCATGTCTTACGGTAACCTGACCTGCCGCAACCGTGCGAAGCAGGGCAAGTTGACCGCCAAGACTGCCTGATAAACACATTCATCCCAACAAGGATGGCACCCCTCACCCTATGTGGGTGGGGGGTGCTGTGTTGTACGGGCTTCTATTGAACGATGTGCCTATTGTATGACGAAAAGTATCCCTGCTTACGCCCTGTATGGGGCACCAGTAAATAGTATGCGGCTCGCCCATGCGGACGGTGCTCGGCTGGCGGCACCCAGCGCACCGTATGTGGGGCGTGGCAACAAGTGTTCTGCGAACGACGACACCTGTGAGGGGATGCGTGCCAAGAGCACCGAGTTCTGTATGGGGCATCTGCGTGCCAAGCAATCTAGCGACAAGAAGTTTCTGCCAGAAACAGACCCGAAGGTGGTGACCGATGCCCCAAGCGAGGATGACACGCACTGACATTATTGATGCCGTCCGTGAGATAACCGAGATGGATGCCAACGATGTGTCGGACTCCATCATTGACATCTATATTCGTGACGGCTATAACCGTATCATTGATTTGGAACGACGCTGGTCGTTCCTAGAGTGCTCCTTCACGTTGACCACCGTCGCCAATCAGGGCGACTATACGGTAGACGATTTCACCGCCGATGAGATTCGTGAAGTTATTGCTGTCGTGGACAACGAGAACAACCGTCTGGAGTATGTGGCGTATGACACTGCCGAGGATGCGATTATTGACAGCAACCTGAACACTGGTGTGCCTACGTTCTATTCGTTTTGGGGCGGGAAGATGTTTCTGTTCCCGACACCTGTTAGTGCGACTCCTCTTTCTGTCCGCGCTTACCGCTATCCTACGGACTGGGTGACGAACGACACCGCCCCTGATGGGGTTGTGTCGTTTGATATGGCGTTGGTGTACTATGCCATCAGTCGTATCTATCAGGCTCAGGAGGAGTTGAATACTGCCGCCACTTATGAGCGGATGTACTCGGATACTGTAACGCTGGCTCGGCGTGATTTGACACGCCCTCCTAGTTCTGCCCCCGTGGTGTTTGCTGGCGGAAAGAATCTGCGTATGCTTAAGGGCAAGACTGGCTATGGGTATTACTGGTAATGTTGCGTGCTATCAGGGTTGACGATTTTACTGGTGGTTTGAATCTTGATTCAAACTCTTTTCAGGTTGCCAAGAATCAGAGTGGCGACTTGCTTAATGTTGATCTGAATCCTAAGGGTGGTGTTTCTTCTCGTTGGGGTTTCGCTAGGAAGCATACGTCTGCTATTGGTGGGCTTGCCGCTGGTGCGTTTATCCCCTCTAAGTTGTTTACTTGGTCGGCGGCTGGCAACAAGTATCTGTTGCTCGCCGCCAACGATGCCATCTATCATTCCACGGGCGGGAACTTCACTAGTTTGTCTGCCCCAACAGATAACGATTTCGGTGCGAGTTTTACGAACTGGGACCGTGAGGATGATTCGCTACTGTATATTGCTAGGGGGTCATCTTATCAGACTAGCAAGTGGGATGGGACTACGCTGACTACTTTGACTGCCAGTGGTACGGGTGCGTGGCAGAATAACTTGACAACTCCGACTGGTACTCATGCTCCTAAGGCGGAGCATATCGCCACCCATGTTGACCGTCTGTGGGTTGCGGGGACAACCGAGAACGGTGCTACTTATCCGAACCGTGTGCGTTTCAGCCATCCTTTGTTCCCTGAGTCGTGGCGTGAAGATGACTACATTGATGTTGCTGGCGGTGGCTCTAGGATTACCGCTATTGTGCCGTTCGGTGGACATCTGTTGGTGTTCAAACAGAGGTCTGTGTGGGCTGTGTACGGCTACAGTGAGGACACTTTCCAGTTGGTTGAGTTGACCAGTCGTCTTGGTGCGGTGAACCCTAATGCTGTTGCTGTTGCTGACCGTGGTGTCTATTTCTTTAGCAATCCTGACGGCGTGTTCATGTATGACGGTCGTGGGTTCTCAGACATTTTCCAGAATATTCGTCCGTTGGCTATTGGGTCTGAGATTAATGAGTCTGTTGTTAGTGCCATTACTTTGGGGTGGGCTAACAGGCGTGTGTATCTAAGTTTGCCCAGTGGTGAGGATGCTACTAGTGCGACGATTTATGATTCTACGACTGTGACTTATGATGATGAGGAACGCAAGTATGGTGGTGCGACTCGCGCGACTCGCCCCACTATCAACTTTGTGTATGACGAGTCTGTGGGCAAGGGTGCGTGGACTGCCTATAAGACTGCGGACGGGTACGGATTGGTGACACCGACCGATTTCACGGATGTGGATGGTGGTGTGTTCCATTTGGCTGTTCACCCGTATCAGCCTTATGTCCTGAGTATTGATAAGCGTGAGAATGGTGCTGTGGATAATATCACTGGCACTAATGCTGGCTTTGAGTCGTATTATGTGACGGGCTGGCAGGATGCGGATAATGTTTCTGCTAGAAAGTTTTGGCGTAGACCCGAGTTTGTTATGCGTCAGGAAACGGATGGCACTAGTTTGTCCGTGGAAGTGTACCATGATTGGCGTGCCCGTGAACTGATTAAGACGTTCACGATTACACAAGTGGGTGAGGAAGTGGGTGCCGAGTCTTGGCAGTCTTGGTTGGACCCCGACTTTGGTGCCACACATTCCAAGGCTGACTCCTTGGGTGTGGCACGTTCAGTCCAGTTGAAACTTAAGGGCAACCAGTCCGATGGTTGGGCTGTCTATAGTTTGACATACAAGTTTAATCCTAGGAAGATTCAAGCGTGATGCCTCGCCGTACTTGGACTACCCCCATGTTGCCTCATTTCGCTGGTCCTGATGCTAGGTCCACGGTCAACGGCTTTCAGTCGTTAACCGAGTATTTGCGTGGACACATTGGGTTCTGGGGTTACTTTCAGGGGACCACAGATGCAAACGGTCATCTGATTGTGACTCATAACTGCGGGTTTGAGCCTGATGGTATTCAGATTACTCAGAAGTTTGTGACAGGCACCACACCGCATGAGCAAGGTCCCTTCCATGTCCACGACCTAAATGAGGATACTGTGGATATCCACTTTTTGAAGAAGTCTGGTAACAACTCTTCCAATGAGATTCATGCTGGCTGGTATTTGATTCTTCCTAAGGTTACTGAACGATAGGACTATTAGTGATGGCTACTGATTTTTACGATACAAGTTATGAGATTCAGCGGGCGAACGCCCAGCGCACTCGTGCCCTGAAGAACCTTCAGGCTCAACAGCGTGCGTCTAACTTGGGGTTGTCTACGTCTACTGCTTTGCGTGATGTGAACCGCCAGTATTCTCAGGGGCTGGAACCTAGGGTGTCTACGTTTGGTCGTCGTGGCTTGGGTCGTTCTGGTTTGTTTCAGCGTGCGATGAAGGATTATGCGACCGCCCAGCAGAGGGCGGTTGGTGACATTTATGCTCGTCAACAGCAGGAGTTAGCGAACATTGATTTAGACCAACAGCAGGCTGACCTAGAGTTGCAGAACGCTTTGGAGACTTTACAGTTACAGAAGCAACAGAAGATTATTGAGGATGCCGCACGGCTGGCAGACTTCACAGGTTTTTACGGTTAGGAGTTATCATGGCTGAAGATTGGTACGACCCGTTTGGCACGCAACAGTCTACGACTGTTCCGTCCTTGGGCAACTTTGCTCGTCAACCCGCTGGACGTTTCTTTACGGGGACACGACCCGCTAGTGCTACTGGCGTATATGTCAGCCCGATGTCGCAACCGTATCGTGCCCCAGCGTATGATGGCGTGATTCGTGACAGTCGCCCGTATATTCCCGCCACAACCGCTACACCCGCTACGCCTGCTGGTGGTGGTGCTGGTATGGATATTGAGACTAGAAGGGCGTTGAATGTTGGGGGTCGCCCCCAGATGGGGTTGACCGCCGAACAGGAAGCGGCTAGTTATCTTAGAACTCTTGATGGCGGTCTAAACTTTGGCACCTCTGGTGGTGGCGGTATGTCCCGCCAACAGCAAGCGGCTATGCGTGCCATCCAAACCCTTCAGGGACGACTGACTGCCCCTAGCGAAACTGATGCGCTTCAAGCACGGCTAGCAGACATCTACAAGCAGGCTGAGGACCGTATTCGTGCCGCTGGCATGGAACTGGGCGGTGCTTTGTCCACGCCTACTGTGGCTAGAACTGTTACGCCAATGACCCCTGTGGGGTCTGTGGCGATGTCTGATTATCTGAACGCTATTGGTGCCAGCGGTGCCGATGTGTCGGCTCAGCAGGCACTCAGCAACGCCATTATCGGCAATATTGCTGGCAACGCCCAACAGTATGCTACTGGTCTGAATGAGGCTAATGAGACTGTGCGTCGTGCGTTGGCTGGTGCGGTGCCCGCCAACCAGTTGGCTGGTATTTCTCAGGCTAGTTTGAATCGTGCCGCTTTGGAGTCTCGCCTTGCGGCTCAACGTGCGCAGGAACGTCAGGCTGTTCAGGACCAGATTCTTGAACTGGCTCTCAAGTATGGGGTGAATATCTGATGAACGAAGAACAGTTGAGACTTTTGCTACAGATTCTTGGTGGACAGGCTGGCACTACGTCGCCTCTGTTTAACGCTGGAGCACAGTTGAATGTGTCCCCCAGTTCTATCACTAGTGCTCTGAACCCTGAGGTTCTGTTGGCTAGCGGTCTGATTAACCCTGCTACGCTTGGTGCTGGTATTGCTGACACCGAGCAACAGTTGCTACAGGAGTTTCTGGCAGAAACAACCAACAATGTTCCTGTGCCTCTTGAGATTACGCCCATGTGGTTCCGTGATGTGACGGGCAACTATGGTGTTCAGGCTGTCAGTGACCCTGCTAGTGGTCGTCTGGTGTTCGCCCCTACTGCTGGCAACGATTTGTCTGACTATATGGCGACGCAGTTTAACGCTATTTCTAGTGGTGAGATTACTGCTTCTCAGGCTAAGACTGCTTTGGCTGATTTGGTTTCTAAGGATGAAGCCTATAAGCCTTTCGCTAGCCAGTTGTCCAGTATCCAGAACGCTTTGGATGCCTTTGAGAAGAAGTCTGAGACTAGCAATAATGCGGCTTTGAAGTATGAGTATGACAGGTCGCAGGCGGCTAGTTCGGCTGTGGCTCCTACCCGCCAGCAGGCTTTGAACGAATACTATAAAAGTATCGGAGTTCCGCAGTTGGCTTTGCTTGGTGACCCTAGTGTGGGATATCAGATTCCGAGTCAGGTGTTTGAGCGTGGACAGAAGATTAAGGACCTTGAGGCTGAGTTGGCTAAGCAACAGCCCCTCATAAAGCGTGGCGAGAATCGTTACGGTGAGGGTGCGGCTTACGCCAATAAGCAGGCTGAGGTGTATGCGCAGAAGGCGATTGCTGATGAGGCACGGCGACGGGCTGAGGAAGCCACTAAGGACATCAAGGGGTCGCTCAGTTGGACCGAGGACCCTGTTAGCAAGATTCTCAATATGGCTAGTCGTGACCGTTTCATTGGTGGTCTGTTCGGCAAGGATACTGAGGCTCAGATGAGTGCCAACAAGAAGGCGGCTTATGACCGTGCTTATCAGGCGGCTTTGCGTGACCTATCCAAGGAACCCGTTAAGGGTGTTGAGATTCAGGATTTGTCGCCTGATTATGGTTTGGCTAAGGCTCGGGCGTATACGGCTGAGAAGGCTTTGGCTGGTGAGCGTGAGCGTGCGGCTCGGGTTGCTGAACTTGTTTCTCAGGGTTTGGCGGCTCGGGGCAAGACTCCGTTTAATGACCAGTTGCAACAGTTGTTGGGTTATGCGGTTACTTCTAAGAGGAACAAGTAGGATTAATGGGCAAGTTTGATAACTCTATTGATGTAGCCAAGGGTGTTGTTGTCCCCGCTAAGGGTCAGCGTGCGACTCCTAGTTTGGCTACGGTCAATGAGGCTTTGGGTTCTGTGACTGAGGCTTTGGCGACTTCTCCGACGCTTGTGCAGTCGGGGAAGTACGCTGATTCTGTCCAGAGGGCTAAGGACCTTGCGGCTGGGAAGAAAGATACCAGCGGTGGTATCGGCGGTTTGTTTGGCAAGACTATTGGCAGGGGTCTTGAGGGTATTGCCTATGTCGCTGGTATTCCTGCTCGTACTGTCACCAGTGTTGTTAAGGAGACTGCCGACTTGCTTGAGGGTGAGGGGTTCTCTGTTAAGGAACTGGTGACTCAGCCTTTTGACAAAGACTTTTATGCTTCTAAGTTTATCCCTAAGACTGGCAACAAGTGGATTGATGTTGCTGTTGGTTTGGGTGTTGACGTTTTGGGTGACCCTTTGACTTATGTGTCGTTTGGTGCGAACCTTGGTCGTGCGGGTCGTATCGCTTTGGCGGCTAAGGCTGGTGAGGCGGCTACTCTTGCTAAGGCTCCTACTTTGGCGAACAAGTTGGATGACATTGTTCGTTATGGTGAGTGGGCGTTGGATGATGTTGAGCGTGAGGCGTTGGGTATTGCCAAGGGTTTGCGTTGGCAGTTTGGTGACAACGCCACCATCTTCAACCCTCAGGGTGTGGCGGGGAAAATTAGTGGTGTGGCGGCTGAGGCTGTCGGCAAGCCTTTCGCTAGTGTCCGTGCGACTATTGGTGATATTCCTGCGTTGAATCGTGTTCAGGGTTTTGTGCGCCCCCGTTCTTACGGTGGCGCATTGAACTCGTTGGGTCGTCGTGGGCAGTTGGATGGCGTGGACATTCTGAAAGAGGTGTCTCGCTATAGTGCTGGTGTCCGTTTCCGTGCTCAGCGTGGTTTGACGGAGCAGATGCTGTTGGGCGACAATCAGGCTTTGCTTAAGGAGTTGGATGAGTCGCCGTTCCGTAATACGGTGTTTGAGGTGATTGAGGGTAGTGCGGCTCGGTCGGGTCGTCCTGTGTCTGCTGAGGAGCAGGCGTTGGCTGACCGTGTTGTCGGCTTGTTTCAGGGTGCTCGTGATGAGGCTAACAAGTTTACTCGCCAGTTCGCTCAGCGTCGTGGTGTTGATGCCGATTATATCGGTTTTGTTGACAACTATTTTATGGGTTCTTTGACTGATGATGCTGAACGGTTTGTTTCTAACAGAAACTTTGGTAAGGGCAAGTTTGATGGTGAACTGGCTAAGACTTTGGATATTCAGCCTTCGGAGTTTGTGACTGGTCCTGCTGTTATGCGTGGTCGTACTCTTAAGGCTGGCGAGAAGTGGCTGGATGAAACTTTGGAGTTTGCTGATAAGGCGGAGATTAACCGTATCAGTCGTGAGAAGTTGGGTTTTGATTGGTTTAAGACCGACGCTCGGAGCGTCGTGTCAGACTACATTGATAATGTTGGTAAGCAGACTGGGCGTGTGGCGTTTGTGGACCGCCTGTTTGATTATGGTACTGATGTCGTGGACAAACTGTTGCCGAAGATGGTGCCTGATGCCGAGTTGGTTAAGACCGCTAAGGCTAGTTATGGCAAGTTGAACTCGGCGTACAATAGGATTGCCAATAGTGTTGACCGTCTTGAGCGTTCTGCCACTTCTCAGGTCCAGCGTGTCGCTGGGCGTGCTGGGCGTGCTAGTGCTCGGGGTGCTGATGCTGGTGTCGTGTTGCGTGAGGAGATTGCTGGGCTGTCCAAGGATGTTGCTGATGCTCGTAAGGCTTTGACTAATGGTCGCCGTCAGGCGACCCGCAAGTCTAAGGAAGTTCGTGCGGCTTTTGATACTGCGGTCGCCCCGTTGGAGACTCGTATCCTAGAGTTGGAGAACATTCTTGCGGCTGGTGCGTCGCAGGAGGAGTTGGCGGCTACGGTCCTTAAGGACCTTCATGTCCGTGCGTTCCCCGACATGGATGATGCTTTGCGTCCCACCAAGTATTCTGAACTTGCCCGTGATATCCGCAAGGGTGCGGTTGACAGGTTTAACGCTCGTGCCGAGATTCTCAACGCTGAGGCTGAGGCTGGGGCGAATGTTGCCCGCAAGGTGGGTGCCGCCGAGGGTCAGTTCACTAAGACGATGAAAGCGTCCAAGGGTGCCCAAGAGCAAATCAAGCAGGCACGCCAATCCACTAAGGGTGTGAAGCAAGAGTTGTCCACGCTGAAGGCTGAAGTCGCCCGCCAGAAGCGGGTGATGGAGAAGGCTATTAAGGATGACCCTGTTGTTAAGAATGTGAAGAAACTGGAGTCCGCCCATACTCGGGCGGTGAACTCGGTTCAGGCGAAGGAAGCGTTGCTTCCCGACAAGATGGCTTGGGAGTCCATTGTTAAGCCAGAGTTGGATGCCGTGGTGAACTCCGTCAAGGCTAGTGTTTCTGGTAGAAACTTTGCTAGAGGCTTGGTTGGCAATGACCGTGAAGCGGCTGAGATTGTTACCCGCCAGTGGGTTGAGAACGCCGATAACGCTATGAGGCAGTTGGACGAGTTGGGGATTTTGACCCCCGAGGAACGTGATGTGTGGAACCGTCTGCTAACTAGTATGCGTGCGTCTGAGGTTGATTTGGCACGGGCATCGGAGAACGCCAACTTTGCTCGGGCGGCTGTTACCGCCCTGAGCGACCCAACCAATCCGCTGTATGGCAGAATGGTGAACGATGTCAAGGACGGCTGGGCGGCTATGGAACGTCTGGGAATCCAGATGCCACAAGAAACGAAAGATATGCTGTTCCGTGGCATAGAGCGGTTCACCAAGGTTGATGAAGTCAAGGACTTCCTCAAGATTTTCAACAGGTACAACCAGTTCTTCCGTGTTACCGCCATGCTAAACCCTGGTTTTGTGGTGCGTAACGCATACACGGCGGCTTTCAACAACTTTGTGTATGGTGCCACTCTCAAGGACACGGCTGACGCTATCAAGTTCGCTTATGCGCTTCAGAAGAACGGTGCTAGGGCGGCTATTGATGCTGTGCCGTTCGCTGAACGGGAAATCTATGACCGTGCCTATAAGGGAATCATCGCTAGCGGTGCTGGACAAATCAAAGACATTTCGTCCATGCCGATTATGGATGGTATGACGGGCAAACTGTTGAACAGTCGTCTGGTTAAGGTGTGGAGCAAGGCTAACTCGGACGCTGAGGTTGGTGCTCGTATGGCGATGGCTCTCAGGGCGGCTAGGAACGGCGAGAACATTGATGGTATCGCCACCACGGTGGCACGCTACCACTTTGACTATAGCGACATGAGCAAACTGGATGAGATTGCTAAGACGTTCCTCCCGTTCTGGACGTTCGCTAGTCGCAACATTCCGCTTCAGATTATGAATCAGATTGCTCGTCCGTCCATGTATCGTGCGTATGAGTCCGCTAAAACGAATATGCCTGTGGAGGAGGGTTTGATTCTTCCCGCTTGGTTGGCTCAACGTGAACCGCTGGGCTTCGGTGCGGGCGGGGTTCTTAACTTCGACCTCCCTCAGGTGGACATGGAGGACCAGATACGGATGCTGTCTGACCCGTTGCGTCTGCTTAGCCAGTTCTATCCGCAATATAGATTGCCGATTGAATTGGCTGGCAGTCGTCAGTTGGGCATGGACATTCCGTTCTCGGATAAGCCCAAGGAAATCAGGGGTCCGTTGGATTTGCCTGCGGCTCTGATTGGTTTGCTGACAGGTCAGAATGTGGACACTGCGGGTGGTCCTGCTGTTACGTCTAAGGTTGATTACGCTGTCACTAGTGCGATTCCTACGTTGGGTGTGCTACAACGGTTGATTCCGCAGTTGGGTGGTCCCGAGAAGTATGAGGACCGTCAGTTGTCCTCGCTGATTGGAACGCTTACGGGTGCCCCGTACCGTCAGGTCACCGAGCAAGAGCAGGAAAACGAACTACTTAGACGGCAGTTTGCGTTGCGAGACTATTTGGATTCACTACAGAGGAGAGGTTATGCCTAGTAAGAAGCGCAAGTATACGGGTTGGGATGGTGACGCTAAGGGCAAGTTGGCTGGCACCGAGAAGTTTAAGGATTGGGTTGTGTTCCTGTACGGTGGCAAGATTAAGAATCTTGGCACTTGGAAGGTGCGGGACATGAAGAACGCCAATCTGAAGAATCCGCAACCTAGCGTTCATGGTACGGGTCGTGCGTGGGATGCTGGCTATAAGGTTCGTGAGGACGGGTTGTCTCTAGCGGATTTCTGTGTGCGCAACGCTGAGGCGTTGGGCATTGAGGCTATTCACGATTATGCGTTCGGACAGTACGGTCGTGGTTGGCGTTGTAACCGTAACGAGTGGATTGTTTATTCCAAGCCCACTCTTGGTGGGCGTGGAAACTGGCTTCACATTGAACTCAGTCCTGAGGTTGCGAAGGACGCAGGGTACATTGACGCTGTGTTTCAGTGTCTGCTGAAGCCTGCGAAGTAGCGGTTTCGTTTCTGTCAGAAACTGGTGTGACTGACAGGACCATGCCGATGGGGATACAGATGACGCAAGCGTACTGTTCCATGTCGGGGTCGTAGGTGTTCGCTACGGCAATATAGGTGTCGGTGATGGCAATAGGGTACCCGTAGGTTGTCATCTTCCGATGTTCAGGCTCATAGTCCGTGCCGTACCATTCGCCTTCAGCCTCGTATGCGTCTAACCACACGAACTTTGAGGCACGGATTTCTCTTTGCGGTAGCGTTGCGTTCATCTTCTTCTTGCTTTCTATAGTAAGATGCTAGGACTGTCATAAACCATACGACCGCACCGACCGCACCGCCCAGCAGGGCGGCGGATGATGCGAGGACAACTTTAAGAATCTGCTTCATTGTTTTCCTGTACCGCAATATCTAGGTATTCCATGATTTTAGAGTATTCCAGTAGACATCGGGCTTTGGATTTCGGGTCGCCCTTTTGGGCACGCCGATAGTTCTCCAGCAAATCTTCTGCGTCGTTTTGGCTGATGTAGAATATCATCTCGTAGCCCTCATCTTCGTTGGCTAGGACTTCTTCTAGACGTTGGGCGATTGATTCCAGTTCGTCGGGGTCAAAGATGTTTTCGTCAGTCATTTCTGTCCGCCTTGATTGTCCTCGCCACTAGCCACAGTGCCCCCACCAGATAGCCTGCGAATATTGCTGTGATGATTGTGTCCATTGTTTCTTCCTAGGATGTAGACTAGATGTTCTTTGTCTGATGGTACGGGGTCTCCGCCTAGCCATTCGTTTGCTTGGTGGGTTTGAGCGATACTCCAAGTCCCAGATTCTGTGGTGTATTCCCGTCTAGTCCAATGATTCGGTAGATGGGGATACAGGCTTCGCCATCCTGTTCGTATTGCTCCAACTCGTCGGAGTTCTCGTAGATGTCGTGCGTCGCACAGAATCCTCTGACCCAACCTTCGGAGATACCGTATTCCAGCCATGCTAGTGGGTCCTTATGCTTCTTGTTTGACATTAGCCATTCTCGCTTCTACTTTGCCGACGACCATCAGTGCGTCGTCTACACGGCGCACATAGGTGTACGGCATCCCGAGTGATACTGCCAGTTCTTTTAGTTGTTCCATGTTGTTTCTGGTAGAAACTAGGTCCAGTGTGCTTTTGTGTTTCTTCTGTACCATCACATCTCCCACACTAGGGGCAGGTTAAAGGTTCCGTCCTCCAACATTCGTGAGATGACCGCATAGCCCACCATGTCCATGAGTGTGTCCAACAGTGATTCGTTTTGTTCTTTGGCGTTGCGTCCCACAAGGTTGTTGTAGCGGGCAATCTTGTCGGAGATGCGTACCGCAACTCCGACGATGCCGAAAGCGTTGATGTTGCCGTGCCCGTAGTCATGCTGTTTACGGCACAGAACGTCCAGCATCGCTTCGGTGTCCCACTGGTTGATGCTCACTAGTCCTCGGGCGGATTCTGCGCCGATGCTGGAGCACAGGTCATACAGTTTTACGTCTGCGTTTTCGTCGTCGCCCAGCGAGCGTACTGCTTTGCCGACTTCGTTAAAGTAGTGCTCTAGGATGGTGGGGTCAAACGGTCCCGAGGTGGCACATCGGTCAAAGTATCTGAGGTGTTGCCATGCGCCGTCTGCCCAGTTGTTTGTTTCCACTGTGATGTTGCCTTTCAGGAGTCTGATGATTCGTTGGTCTTTCTTCAGTATAGCACCTAGGTTACGTTCTGCTTTCTTGACCGCATAGTGGGGGGTGCCTTTGGAGTTGTAGCCCATCATGTCTGCGATTTCGCTGTAGGAGTATCCCCAAATGTATACTGCTTCTATGACGAAACGGTCTTTGGGTCCCAGTTGGGAGATGGCTTCTTGTACCGCCTCCCGCAGGTCGTCGGAGAACTGTGCGTGGACAGATTGGTTGGGCGATGCCATGAGTTCTTCTATCAGGCTGGTGCCGACTGGTGCTGGCAGTAGTGCCATGCGGTCCCAGTCTTTGTCGTCACGGAATCTAACCATTGTTGATGTCCACGCCTGTGGTCGGTTCGCACGGGAAGTGTGCTAACTCTAGGTCCCAGTAGGGTTTGTTGTTGTCGTCAAAGTATTTGACGGTGGCATGGTGGGCGCAGGCGTGCGCCCATTCGGGGATGCTGGCACACCAGTAGCGTTTGCGGTATGAGTCCCACACCCACAGGTAGCCGTCACCAAACAAAGTCCACTGCTTGAGACTGTCCAGTTTCTCAAACTTGAGTTTCAGTGTTGCGTCTTTGTTTCTGCTAGAAACGCCCATCACCTCATAGAATCCGTTGGGTAGCAGATAGTCGGGTGTGTGGCGGAACAGTGGGGCTAGGGCGGCGACGCTGAAGTCGGGTCGGTTGATGCCCATGCGGTGAGCATGGGGGTGGATTCCTAGGAACGCTGTTTCGGCGGTGTCTCCCATCGTTTTGTAACGCTGGTTCCAGTTGCCTTTGTTAAAACTAGTCATTGTAGTCGCTCACCAATCTGACGATTTCGTCATGTAGTTTTGCCACACGGTCTGCGGTCGGTCCTCCTGCGATGGACGACGCTAGTTCCTCATACATTTTCTTCCACTTGTCACGGTCGTTCACGACCGTCTGCCAATGGCTGAGGGGAACGTACTGTTCTCCAGCAACTTTGACTGTGATGAACTGTGTCATTGTTTCGTTACCTCCACATAGCGAATCTGCGAGTCGTCCTCGTAGGCGATACCATTCAGTCCGTCCATAACCAACTTCAGATAGTTGTCAATGTCGCCACGCAACGCACTCTTAGGGTAGTCGGTTTCTGACAGAAATCCGACCGTCACTTCGGTGCTGGTTTTGTCAAAGATAACTTTCATAAAGATGGGTCCCTGATAGCACGGTCCCGTCCATCCCTCACCGATAACATTCTCTGCGAGATGGGTCTTGATGGGGGTGTATGCTTTGCCTCGTCGTGTCATGCGGGGTCGCTGTTTCACTTGGGGGCGCACATCATACTTCTGTGTGTGCTGACGTTTCTGTCGTGCCATTTCGTTCTGCTTTCTAGTTGGAGTATGCTCGCTCAATAATCTTGCGTATCTCGGCTATGCCTGCGTCACCACGCAAATGATACTTGCCCCAACGCTTGTCTGCGTCGGTCACAATCACGTTCGCCATACTGGGTGTGATGCCACTGCGGAAACACACATGGGCTAGACGGGTCAGGGCAGTGGACCTGTCCTGTCCCTCTAGCGGTCCTTGCTTCCAGATGACCCGTGCCAGTTGGCTGGTGACACGCAACGCTTCCTCAAGGTTCTCGTCCGCCATACTGTCAAACTGACCGTAGTCAATCTGCTTGCGTTCGGGTTCCTTGTAGAATGAGGCGATGCGCTGAATGTCGTCGGGGCTGGTCAAGTTTCTGGTAGCAACAGCAACGAAACCGTCCAACGGCATCGGCTGGTCGTTCTCGTCTAGGATGACCCGACGCTCAGGCGTGCCACGCAAACCACCGTAGTACGGCAGACGCACATAGTTGCCGACCTTGTGGATTGACACATCGGACTGCTTGGGGTTTACCTCACGGGCAGGATAGTCCGCAACCTGATGGACTACTAGCAACGCCCGCCTCATCGTTTCGGCGGGCACAGGCTCCGACACGAACACCCACACATGATAGCCCTTGGACCGTGACCGTTCCACATGGGAAACGATGCCAGCCATCTCCAGTGTGCGCTGGAGTAGGCGTGCCGCACCAAGGTCCTCAAAGTCTATGTCGCTACAACCCCACACACAGAAAGGTGTTGATGCGGGGACAGCAGGGTAGACACCGATGCCTGCGATACCTTGTAGGTGGTTGGAGAATACTGTGCGGTCCAAAGGTTTGCGGACACAGCCACCTTCCTCGGACCCGTAGCAATCTCCTCGTCCACGAAACAGGGTGACGAAACTATCAACGATTTGGTTCTCCATGTTTTCCATTGTAGCATCACCTAGTTACCGAACAGGATTTCCTGTTGGGTTTCTGACATAAACTCGTCGTACTGTTGGGCTTCCTGCTTGCCCAGTGCGCTCATGTCGTATGGCATACCGTCCATCGGCAACAGTCGTCCTGTGCCCTGCTCAATCTCATAGTCCATGTCGTCCAACAGGGACGACGCAGGACGCTTACACTTCACAAGGTTAAGGGTGACAGTGTTCTCGTGGATGCGTTCCTCATAGCGCAGAACATCCATGCGTTCCAACAGACGTTCGGTCGCAGAACCCTTGGCAAGTTTCTCCTGAATCTCCTGAATCTGAGACTGAATCTCAAACTTCTTGCGTCGCACACCGATGATGTGCGATGCCTGCTGTTCGCCACCATACGCACCGCTGGAGATGGTTTGCTTGCGTCCGTCCGCACCGCTGGAGCGTGACGACTGGTGAAGAACAATCAGCGGGACGTTGTGCCGTTTGCCGAACGCCTTGATGGTGTTCGCCTTGGACGGGACATCCTCACCGCCACCCTGTAGCAGTTCCAAATAGTCAAACACCATAAGGTCAGGCTTGCCCAACACATCCGATGTTTCACCCATCGCTTTCTCCATGTCACTCAGGGACATGGGCTGGTCAAAGACCGCAAGGTTGGGGAACATGGTTGTGGCAGTTTCTCTCAGAATGTCAATGGCACGCTGTTCGTTCCTAGCAACACCTTCTTCTAACTCGTAGGCGTTGATTCCGTTGGCGACACACGCCAACTTGACCAAAGTCAATGTCCTCGGTTCGTCGGGACAAAAGTAAACGACACGCTTGTCTTTGTTCTGATTGAGAATACCCAACAGGAACATGGTCTTACCGCTGTGGCTGTAGCCGTTAATCAGAAGCATCTCTGACGGGGCGATGCCACGCATCTGCTCGTCCAACTGTGGGAAGCCTAGGCGGATACGCTCATCGGGTGTTTGCGCCCAGTGAACGAACTCGTTTACGGCATCGGTCAAAGGCTTGTAGTAACTGTGGTGGCTGGTATGCGTTTCGGGCGGGGCGATTGACTCGCCCCGCCCGATTGCCGACCAACGCTGTGCTAGCGTCGCATCGTCCATCATGTCACTTGGGTGCCCAGAAAGCGACGGGCTTACCGTTCTTGTCGGTGGTGCCATCAGCCGCCTTAAACAGGGGGCGACGGTTCTCGGCGTTAGCCGTGTCACGGTTGTCAAACACCGCAGTCACGCCAGCCTTGCGACAGGCGTTGCCCAACCACGCAGGGAGGGGACCGTGCTGGGTGCCCTTGACCTGAATCCCCGTCTGCTCGGAGGCGGTCGGGAAAGCCTGCTGAATCATGGCGACGGCGTTAGCCTCAGTGTTGTTTCCGTTAGAAACTGACATGACGGGTGCGGTGACAACATTGTTGTTGTTCGTGTCCCATCCGTGGGTGGACTTCATCAGGTCCACCACAAAGTCAAAGTGGCTGAGGTACAACGCCTGAATCGCATCGGCGGTACGCTCTGCGATTGCTGTGGTGTTGGTCAGGTCGGACGCAATCTTTGCGGCTACCTGCGTGACGATGCTCTCGTCCTTGCTAATCATTACTGCTCCCATCGGGTTGTTGTTGTTGGTTGTGTCACCCACCGCCCCGCCGAAACAAGGAGGGAAACTGCGAGGCGGTGGGCTTATTGCTTTACGACACCACTATAGCATCGCAAACTCTTAGGTTACGGGTTGTCCAATGTGACTGGTGTAACAGTCTGGTTCGGCAGGTCCAACGAACTGTCAGTCCAATGCGCCCCCTTACACAAGGTCCAGTAGTCGCACCACTTGGATGAGCACAGGGCACTGGTGTCGTTCATCGCCCAATCCTGTGTACCCCACGCACCCATCGCACTGTCCACGACACTGCGAGTCTGACGGCGAATCCACTCAATCTGCTCACGACCACGCATCACCGTCACAATCTGGGATTTCGGCTGAACTTGTCGGACCATCACGCCGAACCTGAAAGGTGTCGGCTCGTCACCATCGGGAACCAAACCCAACGTCCGACAGGCATCCACATACACGCTAGCCTGATGGGATTGCTTGTGCTTCTCCTTCGCATAGTAGGCACGACTGGCAGTTTTCCAATCCCACAGTGAACCATCGGGTGCCACATAGTCAATGGTACCCTCAAACCAAATCTCGGTGCCGTCCTTGGCGGTCATCCCTGTGGGGGATTGGAACCTGTACTCGGTGTGTCCACCCGTGGGCACCAACGGACGAATGTCGTCCCACCATGCTTGTGCCATAGCGTCCACACAAGCGTTCATCTTCTCGGGGTCGGCGGAAATTTCGGTGCGCTTAATGTCCTTATCCATCTCCACTGCCACCGACGATTGGACAACCTCAAGGAACTCGTCGTATGTGCCAGCGGTGTTGTTCAGTACCGCCTCAATGCCAGCGTGAACACCTGTCCCGATAGCCGTGGCATCGGAGCCACGGCGCATGGATGGGAGTGCCAGACCGTATCGTGCCCGTTGCGGACACAGAATGTAGTCACCCAACCATGACTGGCGTATCATCACTCTGTTGTGTTCGGGGTCAAACCTCATGTGCGTGTGCCTTTCTTGTTTCTGTTAGAAACCATTTGCGTGGACAGTATGTCCATGCTAATGGTTCTTGTTCTTGTTTTTAGACTGTTGCCATTCTTCTGCGGAACGGATTGCGTCAGCAAGTAGTTCCGCATCACTGAGTTCTTGTTCGGGTTTCAGGTCGTCCTGTGTGAGAACAATCATGTTCTTCGGGACACGGTTCGTTCGTAGGCTTTTCACTGTTTACCCTTTCTGTTTATCTTAGGCAGTATACCCCAATAGGTCATCAGGTTACGGGTTATGTCAAACGACATCCCAAACTGTTTTGCGACATGGGAAATCTTGGGTGTGCCGTCAAGGATGACACGCTCAAACTCGTCCAATGTTTCGTCGTCCATCTCAAACTTGTTGGTGCTCACAGCCCGTGTGAACTGTTGCGCCGTGATGCCCAACACGACCAGCACCTGACGTACCTTGGGACGGTTCGGTGCGGACAGCATAGCCTCGGCGGTAGTGCGAATAGACTTCCAATCCGACACACGCCGACCGATGGTGTCAATGTCCCGTGACTCAGGATTGTAATGCTCCAACACTCCCGACCATTTGCGCATCTCATCGTTCGCATACAGCAGGTCCGCCAGATAGTTCACAATCTGTGTGTCATCCCACATCTTGCTGTAGCCACGAATGTCACAAATCTCCTCGCCGTACTTCATGCCCTGAACCAGACAGCGCACGTTGATGGGAACCTTGGTGGCATCCACACGAACGTCACACAAACAATCCTTGGGGTGATTGTCCACGCCACATCCAAGCCAATCTGTTTCTAACAGAAAGTCATCAGGCTTCATGGGGCACCCCCGTGGTGAACAGAACCATCTTGCCACGATGCCGTTGCGAACGGCACTCGGGCACATAGGTGGGCACAAAGGTTTGTACCTTAGCACCGCACGATGGGCACACCCACTTGGCAGGCGGAACCAAACCCGTAACCTGACTGCGATGACCGCTAGACTGAGACACCGCCATGTCACTCACCTCCCTGAAACTTCATGCTATCAACAGTGAACATCCTAGTGTTGGACTGCCACAACACCTTGGGCACTGGCGCACCAAAGTAATGTTCCTCCAACGCTTCCTGTGTGCCACACGAATCGCACACAATAGTCTCGTTATCCGTCCTGCTCAGGGCACCATGCTGACCCTGTGTGGGGTCACCACAGCGGGGGCAGGTGGTGGGCAAATAACCTATACGCATCACTGGTCCTCCATTTCGTTTTCTTCTTCCGACAGTTCTTCTTCACACTTCTGGCAGATAACACCATCATGGTCATGGTACTTGTCGGGGTCAAGGCTATCGGAACATTCACAGCATCGCAACTCCAGCAACGCCACCTCCAGAATGTCTTCCTCAACAACCTCACCATGACCATAGTCAATAGAGTGCTTAGCCTCGTAGCAGGCATCGCCCTCCGAGTCAGCCTCAACCTCAACCACAAGGTTAATAGTAATCTGATAGGTGCTCATCACACTTCCTCCATTTCCGTTAGTGGCGTACCGTACTGGTTCGCCAGTTTGATTACAACATTATCATCAAAGTATTCGTCGCCCGACAACTCTGCCAGCAGGTCATCGGGAACATCGTCAATGTCCAACAGCAAACACTCATCCACCGCAACGATGGTGTCCGACCCTAGGTGAACAATAAACTTCGCCATGTCACTCACCCCCATTTTCTGCCAGAAACTGTGCGATAGCCTCGTCGGTCACTTCCCACTTGTCGGACGCTTCCATCATGTCCGTCAGTTCATCAATGCGACTAAGCAGGTCGTCACTGAACCTAGGCATACCCATAATGCGTGCCACATGATACTTGGTCACCATGTCCAGAATCTCCTGAATGACCCGTATCTCGTCCTTGTCCAACGATGGTGCCTCATACATGGCGGTCACCAAATCTGATGCCGTCTGCTCATCCAACAGACCCTCTTTGACGGAACGCAACAGTGCGTCACGCATGAAAAATGCCTTGTCGTCCAGTTCCTGTGTCGCTTCTGCCAGCGCACCGCCGAACACATGGTCAGAGAACCATGACGGCACATCGTAGTTGTCGCCGTCATACTCGCCCTTGGGTGAGGTGCCTGACACGACGACCACATCGCCGTACAACTCTCGGCGGAACATCAGTGTCGCCATCTTGTTCAGTGGCAACCCGAGGATGATGCCCTCGTCGTGGACATAACCGACAGCGACAAACTCGTCGCCCGTTTCTAGCAGAAACTGTGATGCCTTGTAGGTTGATTGTACGCAGTCAAACCGTCCGCCAACGTACTGTTGGATTGTGGTGTGGTCGCCCACGGGGATAGGCATAGGTTCTGAACCGTCCTCCGCCTTAAGTAGAATACCTGAGATTGTTTTGCTCATTTTGTTTGCTCCTTGTTTTGTTGTTTGTTTGTTGGGGTTATTCCCCCCACCATGAACCTTAGTAGATGGTGGGGGTACCTGTCAAGTACCTATTTGTGAACTCGGTCACAGCACCGTGACCAGAGGATAAACGTGCTTACCGCACAGGACAGCCGTCCTGTCCACCAGCATCATCGCATCCTCCCAGTTGATAACGTGGGCACGCACCACCACATCCTCATACGGATTCTCGGCGCAACGCATGGTCACCAGACGGGAACCGTCCTCAGACCACGACCTAGTTGCCACCTCCAACACCGTACCCACGCTAGCGTTCTTATGGTTGTCATCCACTCTAGACATTCTCACTCACCTCCTCAGTGTTCTCGTCGTAACCGTACACCACGATGAACTCCGCCAGCAAATCCCAATCACGGGAATCCAGAATGTCCATCAACTCGTGCGTCATCTCGTTTGTAAGTTCCATCATCATCTCCCTAGTTAGAACGCAGGTTCCACGTTCACATCATACGCATACGGACGAGGGTCAAACCCATAGAAATCTGACACCAGTTCACCCGCCACATCAATCACAGACGGGTCATCACTATAGGCGGGGTCATCATCATCCCGTGCGGGGACACTAGCGACAACCGTCATCGTGAAATAGTCCGAGATAAACGTGACACTGTAATGCTTCTCCATCTCTGTCTCCTTGTTGTTTCTGTTAGAAAGTTTCACTGCTCATCAACCCCAATCACCCCTAGGTTCTTACACTGCGACAGAACCCACTTGACAGGGTTCTTCACCATGTCACGAATCTCACCCTCATAGGTGCTACAGATGATGTCAGCACCGCCACAGTGAACGTCCGCCAGCGAACCCTTGCGACATTGGATGACCGACCCGTAACCGTAGCCGAC